CCATTTCGCGGTTACTTGTATCTTACTTTTCTGTATCTTATTTGAAAACCCAAAAAACATTTTACTTTCACAAGATTGGCCCACGCGACTATCTTTGTTTGATCCTCTATTGGTGTTGACCCCGAACACCCACCTTTATCCGATACTGAAGTATTATTCGATGCAACGTCATGTTTATTTCACCTAGACGCTGTCATTTGGAATTTATTAGCTAGTGTTGATTATCTCATTCAATTGAGATATTTCACTCTACGCGAACTTTTCTGAAGCAGTTACTCTATGATGGTGTTTTACTCATGGATTCGAGATACCAAGTTTCTGATATTGAAGACTTGCGACGCAGCCGCTGATGCATTTCCTCTGGATAAAACCCCCCAGAGTTGCTCAAGTGTGCACGGATGTCTTTTGTGCCTCGAAATCGACGAATTGATGGAGTTGTTGATCCTCCTCCTATCACAATTGTGCTCGAAATCGAAGAGAATATGATCATTCTAAACATAGCTTTCGCTTAATCCTTTCTTTGCACCCAGAAAACGGATGAAAATTTCTTACCAAAATATATGGTAGTCTACTACCAACCCCCCTTTTCCAATGGAAATGACAACCTTTACCAAGAAATCAGGATCCCCCAACACCGCCCCGGTTACCGTTTACTTCAACGCCATGCCTGAGGAAGAGTCGATTCAGTTCGGCTCCATCCTTTGCGCACCTGTGTCACAGATGCCCGTCTTTGTTGGCGACACTGAGCTCTTCAGTGAGTTCGTGTATGACGACGAGACTACTGTGATCAAGAAAGCCACCCGCCGTGGTGCCAAGCGAGTGAAGCCCTCTCAGGAGCTCCTCAGCTTGATCGACATCTGCATCAACGAGACTGAGTTCGAGATTACCGTCTACGAACCTGACTTTGAGAACATTTTTGTCGGTGCCCCTGGACTGCACTGTGAGTTCATTGAACCACCTGTGGTTGCAAAGAAGAAGACCCGCCGTGGCAACCGAAAGTCCAAGGTCGCTGTTGTTGCGCCTGTTGTCGAGCAGACCCCTGCTCCAACTCCCGCACCAGTGTTCCAGTTCGGTTCGTTCACCCCTGCTGTCGCCCGCTTTGCGAGCGAGCCCCGCGCTCCTGCTCCTAAGCGTCGCCATAGTGTGCCTCCAAGGCACCGCAATGCTCCGTTCACCTATGGATTTTATCGTTTTGACGATTTCTTCCATTCCAGCCAGTTTGACGCTGGTTGGTTCATCATGCAAGATGGTGTTGCCTGGTTCATGTACCAATACGCTGGACAGCGTTGGTGTATTTCGAACAAGCTTCGCAACCGTCAGATGCATGCTCTGAATGGAAACGGAACGTGCTTCTCAGTTAGCGTGACGATTGACAATGCTCCCAAGTATACGTACAATGGTGAGCAAGTCAAGCCTAATCGCTTTCTGACCTGCCTGAAGTCCCAAACTGAGATGGACTTTGATGCTGAAGTTTTCTACAGTGTCGCCTCCCCCCCCCGCTCTTCGGACCGGAAATTGGCGAACAAGAAGGCCCACGCTGATAACGGCAACGGATCTCGCGGCTCTGATTACTCGTCTGAATCTGCTCAGCAGAAGAATGATGAGATAAGCCGTGACATCGAGGATACTGTCCAATCCTTCGAGCGCTCGAACATCATTGATGTTCAAGCTATCAAAGCTCAGGAAGAGGACATTCCTGCGGAACCCCGCTACCTGAACCAGAACACTGATGCTCTAGCCTATCGTAGAATGGAGCTTGCAAAGGTGTCTCTGAACACTGAATCAGCGGTTGATGAAGTGCTGTTGGATTTCGATCCATTCCTGAAGTACTATAACCTTTCGCTGAACCACAACTCCAGTATGGGAGCTTTCCACGATGTCCACTTTGATCTTACGATCGACGTGGTCGTCCAGGCTCTTCCCGCCATGGCTGGCATCTTGCACTTTGTGTTTGATCGCTTTGACGGAACTGGAAACACACGTGACCAACTGTTCGCATACCCCATCCAGATGGTTGACTTGTCCTCCAAGGACTCGTTGTCGTTTGAGATAAAGATGGAGCTCCCATATCGCGTTTTCAACACCATCCGCACCGCCTATTCAGGCTACGGAAACGGTAAGTTGAAGATGTACTTGGCGACGCCCATGGTGGTCCCTGCACAAATGGCCATGCCCGCTACTGTGACGGTGTTTGGTAGAGCGACTAACGTGCTCCCATACAACCTGAAGAAGCGTGTCTCACTGATCATGCAGACCGGTTTGGTTGCGCTTGACGCTGATACTGAGCAGAGCATCTGTTATACAGGTCCTGCTACCAACGTCATGCGCCCGACTGAGATCGCTAGTCAGTGGGGATTCTACGGCCGTGAGACAATCGCGGTTGACGCAGTCCCCGGAGACCAGGTGATTAGGATCGACGTCCACCCAATGGAAGCCGATACTCCGCTGAAGCAAGTGTGCGCTGCATATTCCTACTTTCGTGGGAGTATCAAGTTCAAGTTGACCTGCAATTTGAGTAAGTTCCAGAACATAACTCTTGCAGCGATATTTGTTCCACAGGACGCACCTTACGACCCGGAGACCTATGAGTCCTTTGCCTTCCAGGAGATCATGTTCGACGAGAAACACGAGGCTACGATCAAAGTGCAATTTGCACATGGTTCGAACTGGCTTCCTATCTTTGTCGGCCGCGACTCAGATGTACGAGCGTCCATTGGACAGCTCTACGTCATTGTTCGCTCCTCCTTGGTTTCGACTGCTCCTTATGCTTCAGCACCATCTTGCCTTGTGCAAGTGTGTGCTGGCGAGGACTTCGAAGTGGCCCACCCCCGTGACTACGGTAAGGTGTATGAACAACCTCCCACTCTTGAGGCTGATGTGTTGAACCCCGAAGTTCCCAGGAGCTTTGCCGTTGGTACCACGAACCTCTACGAGGACGCCCGGATTCCCAACTTCTTCCGGACCTTTGTGCTGAACGAGATGCCAGTGGCAATCCCCGTTACGTGCACAGGGTCTCGGCTTGGAGTGCTCGGACTGTTGCAGAACACTCATGCTGCGTGGTCAGGTGGCCTCGATTACTTCTTTGTTTTCGAGGGTGCTGGTCAATGTGAAATTCGCTATGACCCAACGAAGCGTGTGGATGATCCTTCAGTCTGCTCGAGAGTCTCAAACATGCCTATGGCAGGGTATGTAAAGTTTGGTAACAGTCGCACGAACCCTCACGTTCATGTGCGCGTGCCATTCTCCTCACTGTATGACTACATGCCAACCAGACCAGGCGGTCTACAAACGTCGTTGAATAACTCCAACTGCAATGGCTGTCTGTTCGTGTCAGGGATCGGAAAAGTGCGCGTTTATCGCGCTGCCGGCCGTGACTTCCGTGCGCATTTCTACAATGGAGTTCATCAGTTTCTGGTTCGAACCAATGAAGATACGCGTGTGGGCACACGGATGATGATCGCAGTCGACGGTGTCGACCTTCCCAGCTATGGAACCACTCCTTATGCGGGAACACGCGAGCAGCAATCCGTCCCTGCTGTGCTTGAAGGTGACCTCACCCCAGAGGGTCTCTTCGGAATGCAGGAAATGGACAAGTGTGCACGGAATGCTAGTGAGCTGGTTGATGAGTTGAAGGTAGGAATACCCGAGACGCTCGCCGATTTGCGCAGTCTTGTGCCCGAGATCCGTAAACTACTGGAAACCAGCACAGGTGCAGCAGCATCAGCGACCTCCGTCACTGATTCGATTTGCTCCCTGATGGCTGGACCCTCCTCCCTAGCTCAAGCTTTACTCTCTGTTGCAAAGTCAGGTGTAGGCGCCCTCAAAAGCGTTGTCCTGGCAATCCACGGAGCAGTGAACAAGGTGTTGGGATTGGTGGCTCCCGCGAAGATAGCTAAGTTCCTTGCCTCGCGCATGGAAGGTGGCTGGAATGATGAGGAGCTTGCCTTGATCTACTGCGTAGCAATTATTTGCGGCGCTATGGCTCTTGGCGTTGATAACGGGTGGTCTATTGCGTGCATTATTGCGTGCATCGGGCTGTCTGTTCCTGCTATAGGTCCTGTGATACAGAGGCTGACTGAGCGCCTGTTTGAGACTTTCTCCGCCCCAGCTGTAAAGGAGAATGATCTCAAGATGGAAGCGCCGTCGCCTCTGGCTTGTGGAGCCTCACTGTTGGCGAGTGTGATCACTTTCTTTGTTCCAAACAAGAAGTATGACCTGCACGCCACTGCCAACTTTGGCAAAGATATCTCTGGTGTCTTTTCTGGAGCGAAAGCACTCGATGAGATGCTCTCTCAGCTGATGGACTTGATATTGGCTTTGCCTTTTGTCGAGAAAATCCTCGGGGACAGCTACAAAGATGTTGCGTTGCTCGCCAAGGTTGACATCGAAGCCTACGTTGCTGAAGTGAAGGAAGTGATGTGCACAGATTTTTATACTGTTGCACTCACTAACGACAAAGTTCGGCAGCAGGAAAGGCTTTGGAAGGTGCACAAACAGTTGGACAAACATCTGCCTAAGATGAGTGGTACGAATTTCTTTTTCAATACTGCTCTCAAGAAGGTGATGGATGAACAGCACAAGATGTACCGACACGCGATGACCTTCAAGGCTGCTGGTCGCGAACGCTTCCCCCCTTTCATTGCTATGTTTGCGGGAGAGACACGCATCGGAAAGTCAACGATGGTAAACGAGATGAACGCGATGGTGTGCAAGATGATGAACTGGGACCACGAGAGCGACATTTACACCCGTAATCCATCTGATCCGTACTTCTCAGGACTGTCACAGCAGAAGATCCTCTACGTCGATGACCTGCACACGAATATTACTTCGGATGGTGCGGATTCTGACATGGCGATGGTTATGTCGTTTGGGTCGAACGCCCCATGGGCTCCCCGGATGGCTTCCATTGAGGACAAGGGACGTACCGTGAACTGCCTTTTGGGTATGTTCTGTACCAACACTGCTGGTGAACCTAGCTACCCAGGAATTCGGAATGTGGCTGCCTACTTGGCCCGTCGTCACCTCGTTGTGAAGATGAGCCGGAAGAAGGATGTGCCCGCTGATTTCTATTGCCCGGAATACTCACATGCTGATTTCACCTTGCTTGATCCCCAGGATCGTGAGGGAAGGCGTGAGTTGGATGAGAACGGTAAACCCGTTGGACCCGGAGCAGGACACAAGATGGACTTCAAGGAACTCTGGAAACTGTTTTCGCGCCGCTTTGTTAACCACCTCTTGAAAGAGAGACGTGCGAGGCACAGCCGCCGCGTGGCAGGTCAGGACATGGAACTCCCTCCCCAGGAACTCTTGGATGTTGCGCGTGAACTCGCTGCACACTATGAGGACGTGGACTATGTGCCCATCGACAGGATCGAAGATCTAGTCATGGAGGCACCAGTACATGAGGGACAACTGAAGCAGATGTGTGGAAAGAAACAGAAATACAGAGACGTGCTGAAGGAATTCACTGAGGAACAAATCCAGGCAGCAGTGGGAGACATTTACTATGTGCCCGTGAGCGATACTTTCGTGCTCCGGGGCAAGTACTATAAGACCCACATGAACCATCTGATTTATGCGAAGCTTCTAGCTGCCGCTGATGAAGAGGAGTTCTACGATGCCGAGGAAGAGACCACAATGGCCCAGAAGTCCCAGGAAACAATCGCTAACTTCATCAATGCGATCTATGGGGCAGTCACACCCGAGGAAGAGCTTGAGATGCTCGACGCTATTTCACCTGAGCTGCGCGAAGCCGTGCGCAAGGGTGTTGCAAGGCGCCGAACTCTCGTGCGACAAGCCGAGGAGTTGGGGAATGTAGGCAAGCGTCACTTCTTGAAGATAATGCTCGACATGTACTGTGCGATCCCTAGCTGGTTGCCTAACTTGTTCGCGGCACTCTGCATTGGTGGCCAGATCTACCTGACTGTACGAGACGTGCGGAAAGCGCTCACTAAGACTGTGGAGTCACCTGCTGTCCAGCGGGAGATACCGAATGCCTTGGTTGAACCAGAGTACGCAAAAGACTTGGCCCCTGCGATGGCAATGCCAGTGAAGCGTCCACAGACGCTCCTCCCGCCAGAGTATGCTAAGGACATGGCCCCAGCACTAGCGATGCCAGTGAAGCGACCCCAGACGCTCCTGCCACCGCAATATGCGAAGGACATGGCACCCGCGCTGACGATGCCTGTGAAGCGTGCCCAAGTGCTCGCTCCAGTCGCCGAAGGTGAGACCGTCCCAGTGAAACAGATCAAGGTTTTCAACCCACTGTCTGATGAGGAGAACGGTGCCGTCGTGTTTAGCTTCCAAGAGAATCCCCGCGCCCCGCAGGAGATCCAGGAGGTTATCGTGATGGAGTCTGCCGAGTCAATCGAGCAGGCTACTGAGGTATACAGGTACAATAGATGTGGCAAGATACACCGAGAGGCTGTAACTTTGCACTTTATGTTCCTGGATGACCGAACTGTCATGTGCAACAGACATTTCTTTACTGTGGGAGGAGGTATCCGTAACAAGGAAGCCATCACCCTGATGTGGAGGGATGAAGAAGGTCCGGTTAAGCACTTGGTGTACACAGATTTCGATCTGATCCACCCTGTGCCCGAGACTGACGTCTGTGTGATGAGATTGCCGAACGCACTGAAGGGAATTCGCTCGAACTGGGGCTTGATTCCGACTGAGATTGAGATGGTTAGCACCTACCCCACGTGTGGTGTGCTGATCGGTCATTCGACGAAGTTGGATTTCTCACACCAGAAACTCGCGAGCGTGACCCGGAGAGCTGCAGGCAGGACACTGAACACGTACATGAACCTGGATGGCTCTGTCCACAGCAAGAATACGACCACCGTCTACCTTGATGGTTATAGTTACCAGGCTGTGACAGGTGGTGGCACATGTGGTTCCATACTGATACTCCCTGATGCAGGGGGCAAGGTCTTTGGGATCCATAGTGCCGCCTTCCGGACAGGACAGGACGCCGGGACGGGAATTGCATCGCTTGTCTATCGTGAGCTGCTTGAAGCTGCTCTGGAGATCAACGAGCCGATCTTCCCACAATACAACAGCAACTACACGCTACCGGAGCCCATTTTTGAGGCTAGGGAACGAGCGTTGGACGTCGTGCTCACGATCGAGGGTGGTTACACACCTCTGATCGACATGTCGCCTTACGGTCTGCGCGTGGTTGACGTGGTTGGGACGACCACTACTGGGTCGATGTGGAGCTCCTACAAGAAGAGCCCCATCAGCCGATTCTTCCCAAGTGAGCCATTCAGAGTGCCAGCTATCCTCCGTCCGGATGATGACAGAGCACCTTTCGCTTACGACCCGCGCCCGGATATCATGGGAAAGTACAACAAGGTTATCTCCCCGCTGCCTGCTGATAAGCTAGCAATCGTGGTTGAGCACATGGCCAGTGAGTACAGACACTTGAAGCACCCGTATAAGCCTTCCACTTTGTTGAACATTGAGGAGGCTATCAACGGTGTGCCCGGCGCTCCCTTCTATGATGCCATTAACATGCACACGTCCCCTGGAATCCCATACTCTTTCGAGGGTTACAAGAAGAAAGGGAGCTTGTTCGCTGAAGTTGGCTGCTATGCAAATGGCATGCCTCGGCGATTGCCTGCGGTGGAGAAGGTCGAGGAGAGGTTTGATGCTATTCTGAGCGCAGCCCGTGAGGGTAAGATGCTCGAAGGTATCATCTTCCAAGAATTCATGAAAGACGAGCTACTGAAGAGAGCGAAGGTTTACGAGAAGCCAGCAACCCGGGGAATTGCGAACCCGCCCATTGATCTGCTTCTGGCGGAGAGAGCGGCGTTCCTTCCCTTCATCGCAATGCTGCAGTACAACCGCCACAACGTCGATTGCCAGGTCGGGATCAATCCGATGTCTGGCATTGAGTGGACGGAGCTGAGGCACAGGCTTGAGGCGAACTCTGATATTGTGTTCGATGCCGACTACACTGCGTTTGATTCCACCATCCATCCAACTACGTTGGACGCTTTCGCTGACATTGTCAACGGAGCAATGGAGGGAGACTTCAAAACGCAGCTAGCGAGGCGCACACTGATTAGGTACTCCTACGACCGGATCTCACAGGTAACAAACGTGCAAGTGAAGATAGACCAGGGGATGGCCTCTGGAATGCCCTTCACTGCGGTCGGAAACAGTTGCGTGAATAGCATCTATTTGCGCGTGGCTTGGTTGATGCTTGCTGAAAAGCACGCTCCCGAGTTCGCGTGCATGAGGAAGTTTGACGCGCACGTGAAGGCTGCAGTTTACGGAGATGATAATGTCGTCACCGTGAAGGCTCAGGTTGCTGATTGGTACAACTTGCGGGCCATAGCGCTCTGCCTGGAACCATTCGGTATCCTCATGACTGACGGTCAGAAAAACCCGCGACACCTGACTGAACCCTTCAGCACCTGGAGTAAAATCCGGTTCTTGAAGAGGGCGTTCGTCTTGGATGAAGCAACCCGCCTGTACCTGGCTCCGCTTGATCGTAAGACAATTATCGATCGCGTAAGGTACACCAAGGCCAAGAAGTGGCAACCCGATCTAGAGATGCGCATTGAGATGTCGCTCCTGGATGCTATCTTCCACGGTCCGGAATACTTCGCAGCCCTGAAGTTTTTCGTTAACAGCGCTCTAGAGGAGTTGCACCTACCCACAGTGAATGTCTCGTTCAAGAACGAGCGTGCACGTTGGGAAGCGCAGTCGCTCCTACTGGAGATGCAAGGCCCCGGTGAACTGACCTTCGCTGAGCAAGGACCTGACGGTAACGTCCGGGTCTACTACGCTCGCGAGGCTGATGTTCCCACCCGGATTGGAGGTACTTTCTATCTGGCATTGCGCGGACCGCGCATAGCCGTTGGGGAGGAGACCAACCCACAGGGAATCTGGCGCGCAAATGTGAATGCTGCTCCCACTCCACCGCCTACTGCTATAGGGGGAGTGACGTTGAGCCAATTGCAGAGCGAACTGAATGCCCGACCATGTGTCACTGTGCAGCAGATTAGGGACGAGATCGTGAGGATTCCTCAGCGAACCGGACTGACACTTGCTGAGCTGGTTCGTGAGCTTGATGCTAGGCCCTCTGGGTCCGGTGGATTGACTCTGGCCCAGTTGCAGAGGGAACTAGCAGCTCAACCGAGCGCGAACGCCCTGACACTCCCACAGCTACAAGATGAGCTGCGCCGCCTACCACAGGTTGGCGGAATCACCTTGGACCAGCTTCGCAGAGAGCTCAGTACCCGACCAGGGTGCTTGACGCTTGCAGAGTTGGTACGCGAGCTAGAGGCTAGACCGTGCAGAGCAATCAGCACCTTGCCTCCAGTTCCGGGACCCTACGTACCTCCTAACTTGGTGGTACCGTTCATGCCCGTTCCTAATGGCTCCTTCACTGCGAGCAATGGGATGATGGTTGAGCAGACTGGGCCCCTTGTGCCGCGATTTAAAGTACGGTTCTCGCCTCAAGCAGGTGATGAATACGGAAATTACCCGACGGCACACACTCTGAGAACCCAGAAGGATGAGTTGTTGTCCCGTAACCCAGGAAAGTACACGAAAGTGGAAATTAGGGGGAGAGACTACTTCCGGTGCTCGAGGACCCCGCCCCCTGAGTGGAGCTGGTCCATGATTCACTGGAACCTCGTCCAGATTCTCCTGGAGCTTGGTGCTAAAGACCCTATCATGGGGACTGGTGCACATGGCAGATGGGAGTGGGGAACGATGAGTGACAATGTTCTAAACATCGCAAGTGCTCTGTTTGAAGATACTGACTTCAAGTATGAGCTGGCGAGCCGCAACAGAAGGGAGATTGAATGATGTGCCTTGTGTCTTGTGTTGTGGTTGTGTTGTTTTCCCCACGGATGTTTGTCTACCCTGACTGTTTTTTTTCTTGTGTGACGTTATGTATGTGTCAAATAATGGACTGGTTCTTGTGTGTTCTCCAGGCCCCCCCACTTTGTTGGTTTTGACGTGAATCCGCCGTAATGTTTGGGACGTTGTCCCCGCGCTTGCCGTGAG